CTCTTCGTTGTCCTATCGACCCACTTCTTTGCATGAGCCTTGAGACCCTCGACGCTGCGGAGTCCTGTTGTCCTTGCGGCTGAGTTTGAATAGTTTCGCACCATGTCATGCAACTGAGAATGAACACCTTCTCCGCTTGCAAGCCTACGAGAGAACTCATGAACCTCGGGAGTCAGGTGCTTCTGTGCAGCGGCAAGGTGCTTGGTGATCTGCCTGTCGCGGCTTGGGTGAAGGGATAACTTCGTCTTCTTGTTTATCGATAGATCGGGAGCATGAACTCCCTCTCCCTGCAACTGCTTCACATCGGGATGGCTTGATGACTTCACCATCTTTCCAGCATTCTTCTTTGAAAGTTTATACTGTGAGTGTGCAGCGATGGCTAGGGTAGTATCCTTCTTCTTCTTGTAGGTGATCGTATTTGGCTTGGCGGTATCGCCTTCCGTCTCAGTGTGATGAACAAGATCGGCTTGGAATGCATGACCAGGCTTGATGTTCATCTTCTTGATATGGCGCAAGGTAGGAACAAGGTCGCGGACATAGTGTTCCTTGCCTGTCTTGTGAATCTCCTCTTCGCTTCTAAAGACTGCATCTTCTCCACCATGCTTGGAGCGAACGAAATGAGTTCCATCATGATCCCTGCCGATCACGATGCTGTGACCACCATCGACCTTGAGTGATGGCTGATGCCCCTTTGTTGACTTTCCCTTGAACCTCTGATGCATGGCATTCATGTGACTCATCGTGACCGATGGATCGCCGTGGTAGATGTAGTCTGCCACATGCTCAAGATGCCCTGTGGTGGCTTTCTTCTCCTTGCGGAGTGCCATCTCCATGAGATCCGACTTGCGCTTTGGCTTCCTTCTCCAGATTCCCTTGCCGAATACCTTCTGCTTCATCTTGGGAGATACTGGCTCATTGTCCGAGACCATGGCAATGCCAGGTGCAGATGCTGTGTTTGCCGCATCCTCAAGCATCATCTGAAGCACTTTCATCTTGCGAGGATCATGCATCGCTTCCTCTACGAGTGCATTTCCTTCGACTGAAAGCAGATGCTGTATGAAACTTCTCTTCATATTCTCCTCAGTTCCTCTAGCAGGGCATTGTCCATCTCGACAAGCGATATGTCAATCTCTGGTATTTCTTGCGCAAGCACATTCAGATAGTGAAGGTATGTCTTCAACTGCCTGTGGTACTTCTGCTCCATCCTGTAGAACAATATCCTGCAACCTGGCACGATCCCAAATACATTCGTGAGGATTATCAGGTGATTCAGTATCAGCCTGTTCTTCTGCCCTGCATCTCCATCCCCACGGTTCATGAGACGCTTGAGATACTTGATCCTGTCCAAATCCTCATAGAACTCCTCAAGGGAGGAGCATTGTGGATTTTCATAATGTTGAAGCGAGAAGATCAGAAACTCCTCGTCACTGAGGACATCATCTTGCATTTATGGCTTCTTGGTCACATACAACTCTGCATCAAGCGTGTACATTCCGCCAGGAACGGCGGTCTTTCGGATTCCCATCTTTGCATGAAGTTTCGACCGAAGGAACAACTGATCGTCGGCAACATAGGCTCCCGAAAAAGGATGATCGCTTCCAGAGTTTCCATACTGAGAGACATCATATGTACCCGACTCTCCATCATAGTCATGGATGCTGAGACCGATGGTGTTCAACTGAAGGTTGAGCCTATTGATGGCATCCATGCAGTTGATATGCTCCCCACCAAGGAATCTCTTGATGAATGCATTGATGATCTGTAGGTTCTCTGGCTTCTCAAAGTAGTACAGTGTTGGAATGTGGCTGATCGCGGAACGATTGCGGCTGATGGCAGCATCTCCGTCCTCAGCAAGGCAATCCTTGAGGGATCGGTTCCTTATCGTGTTTAGGTTCTGTGCGGCTACTGCTGCAAGAGGATCTTTCCGTGTGAATGGTGTCATTTGCTATTTCTCCCAGTGTTCTAGATATTTATACAACAAGAAAGGCGGCATATAGCCGCCTCTCATGCGCCTAAGAGATGTTCTCTGTTTCACTTGTTCCAAGGGAACTTGGTCTTAGCCCAGTTCCAGAGGGGTGCGCCGAGGAAGGCTCCTGCGACAAAGGCAACAATGAGCCAACCGATGCTACCAAAAAAGTCCTTTACTACTTCCATTGTGGTTCTCCTTTTGTTAGAAACCTATTCTATGTATGCGAGTAGCCAAATCTACATTTCCTAAATAGATGGGAGGTATTACCGATATGAACATGCAATATTCAGAATCATTTGGCGTTCCTACTGGTGGATGGGCGGGTGGAGCAAATGCTATACAATTGGCTATATCAGGTGCTGCTGGTGCTACTGTGGATGTTAGGTTATGGAGAGATCAAGGACTTGCAGGAACATCCTTAAATCCACTTACCAGAATAACCATGAGACCAGGAGACATACTTCCTATCAAGGTAAAGTATATCAGCCATAATACAACCATAGCAGGATTCAACTGAGGAAATCAAATGGAAAGACAATATACAGAATCATTCCTCTTGACAGGAACTACAAGTGGTTGGACAGGTGGTGCAAATGGGATAATGTTAAGTGAAAACAACCTGGCACCAAACTCGGGTGTAACGGCATCAGTAAGTCTGTGGCGAGATGGTGGTAGAAGGACGCTGATTTCCGTTCGACCAGGCACGATACTTCCACTGAAGATTCGCTTCCTACAGTCAGCGGCGGGAAACACATTCTACGGATTCAACTGAACAGAGTCGGCTGAGACTTTAGTTCATACCACTGCTTGTACAACTGAATCGACTTTAGAAGCCCATCGACATAATCGATGGGTTTCTTTGTGAACTCCTGTAAAGTCCCTGTCTCACAGGCAACCAAGACCACGATCTGCTCGACCTTCTTTCCCGTGATCTCCTGATAAATCAGGGAATATGCCGTGGCTTGCTGAAAGTAGTTCTTGATTCCGCTCTCGGTCTTCTCCCGCGTGGAACCCTTGAAGTCAACGACAGACAACTTGCCATCATAGTCACAGATGCAGTCTGCTCGTCCTGCAAGCCCGATGTTCTCGCTCCACATCTGCTGCTCAAGCGCATAGACATTGTCGATCTTGGTGGACACATGGTTCGACATGATGTTGAACAATGAATCGATCTCAATGTTCTCTGTAAGATCCACTTCCTCGTTCTTGAGGAGTTTCTCCATCATTGAGTGCAGTTTGTTGCCGCGATCACAGGTTCTCTGTGCCTCGGCAGGATTCTTCCTGCGCCATATCTCAATGCCATCCCTGCCTTCAAACCCCGTCACAGTGGTGACTGATGGAAGTTTCCTGCCTGATGGAGTGACATAGGTACGCCCCTCCTCTCCCTCGACAACGGAAAGCGGAGCAAGACCAAGATCGACGGGAATGTAGTTGTATTTCTTCAAGCAGTTGAATCCAAATCACACGGAGGGGTCGGGAACTTCTTGTTCCTCTTGGAGATGTCCATTTCTTGACCAGGTGTACGAACCTTTGTCTTCTTTTCCGTGTCTTTCTTCTCAGAAACTACCTCACGGAAATACTCGACGCTCTCCTTGACCGACATACCACTATACCTTGCTTCTCGTATCAGGTCAACATAAACCCGATTAGAAACTATTGCTTGCCATGGTATGTCCATCCTATCGGCACATCTTCGCATGAATGAATAATCCGATTCATGATGTTCTTCGTGGATGTTATTCTTCTTGCTCATGCAACTATTTAGGTTTGGACAAAAAAACACACGCTCCCTCTTCCAGGAGCGTGTGCGGTAGCGAAGTTCCTTGTCGGGGTGAGTGACCTCCCCAACGCGCAGTGAATAGCGTAATGAGACGCTTGCACTGTACCCACGACCGACTCAGTGGACGGACGGGGCGAACAATAATATGTATGAATCACTCGTCGTTGGCAAGCCTCTTGAAGTAGTCGAGGGCATCATCATCGCTGTCCTCGCTCTTCGGCTTGACTTCTCGACCAGGCGACTTCGCTTCCTTTGCAGGGAACTTGGGAGTGAACTTCTGCTCCGTCTCTTCCTCATCTTCCGAAAGATCCATGTTCTCTGCCTTTGAAGATGCAGAACCGTTGATCACGGACTGAAACTTGGTCTTCAACTCGGCATGGGACTTGAACTGATCGGGCTTGATGAACTCCTGTAGCGAATACTCGGTTCGCCACAGAGCCTCAAGTTCCTTGTCATTGCCGTCGAGCAGCGGTGCAGGAGCAGAGAACTCGGACTTGTCATAGTTGGTGTATCCCTCGACATTGCGAATCTTCAACTTGAAGTTCGCACCCTGCCAGAAGTCGAACGGATTGACGGCATCCTCATCCTTGTACTGAGGATTCATCTTGTCATTGATCTTGTCGAAAATCTTCTTGCCATAGCGGAACAGGAAGACCTTTCCATTGTTGGCAGGATTGGCAGGATCATCGATCACCATGATGTTGCTGATGTAGGACAACTTGCGCTTGCGATCACGGGCGATGTTCTTGTCATCCTCGTTTCCGCTGTTCCACAACTCGTTGTTTGCCTCGCAGACGGGACACTTCTGACCGATGGTTGTCGGGCAGTTCTCAATGTACCATCCACCCTTTGATTGGAAACCGTGGCTGAAGATGCGAACCCAAGGAAGATCCTCACTTGGGGGAGCGGGAAGGAAGCGGATCACCGCATAGCCATTTCCCGTCTTGTCTACCTCTGCCTTCCAAAAGCGATCATCCTTGTAGGAGTTCTCACCCCCACCCTTCGTGACCTTCTCTAGTTCCTTGGCGATCTTGCCAAGGGTGCTTTTCGAACTCTTCTTGAAACTTGCGAAATCCGACATGTGCTGTATCTCCTTTGTGTGCGATGTGTGACTGACTTGAACTGAGTATACGGTGTATTCTGATGCTGTCAAGAGAAGGGCAAAGATTTCTTCTTTGGCAAGAGATTCACATCCCTTGCTTCCTTCTCAATGTTCTCAATGATCGGCTTGGAAAGATGCTTTGCCACCATGGTTGCATCTATCGAATGCTCCTCGCAAATCTCCAAAACAGCCTCCATGTAGGTCATATTCCTAGTGGAGACCATTCGTTCGATGAGGGAGGATATCTGTGCGGGATCAATCATGATGTGGACTGTACCCATATTTAGGGGCTATTCAAGGAGTATAAATACAAAGAGCGAAAGAAATCATAAGGATCAATCGAACATGGCTGAAGATACCAACAATAATTTTCTAGTAAGTGGAGCAACTGCCGAGGCACTGATTGCCACGGACTATGCAGCGGACGGAACTCATTATCAAGTAATGAAACTCGCATTTGGTTCTGCTGCCAGCCCAACACGGGTTTCATCTGGTTCAGAATCAACTGCACTCCCTGTAAAGATTGAGAATACCACATCTATTCCCGTAATTGGATCGGTTGCTCTTGATTCTGGAGCAGCAGTCACCATTTCAAATGGGGTTACATTTCTTGGTGGAACATTCTTCTTCAGAAGAATAAGTGCTACAGGATCATCTGCCAGCATTAGTAATTTCAATTTGGGTGGCATGTCGGGCAATACCTACGATGTGGGATTTGATTCCATTCGTGTAGTTGGTCTGTCTGGTGCATTTCCAATAAGCGTGATGGGAACGGCATTTGATGTAAGAAAACTTTCTGCAATTGGCTCTGCCACTGCATCTGCAATCACCGCAGGTGGAAGTTTTGGTGACTCAATAGACACTCTTAGAGTGGTTGGTTTCTCTGGTGCCTATCCAGTCGAGACTTTGTTGTTTGGAGTAACAGGAGCATCTTCGGGAGGATCATATGCGTTCTCCAAGAATAACAGAGTTCCTTTTAAGGTTGACAACATAGGAAGCCTGTCTGTAAACATTGAGACATTCCCAACCACCTCTGCACTTCCTGTCACAGTCAATACGAATGCTTATGCAAATGGTGGAACCTCCACTTCTGGTGGATTTTCAACAAGAATACTTCGTGCCACTCGCGGGGCATTGCCTGCTGATACAGTAGGGGCAATAGAAACCGATCTCAATTCGGAACCAAATGCTGAAGACACCGTCCGTGTCGTTGGTTTCTCTGGTGCCTATCCGGTTGAAAGCCTGCTCTTTGGCATTACAAATGCGACAGATAAGAATACAAGACTTCCTGTTAGGGTCGATAGTGATGGAAATCTAAGAGTAAGCGTTGCTGTCGGAACAATCGGCGTGACTGCTACGGTATCTGGAGTGACCATAGGTGGTGCCTTGCAAATAAATGGCATATCGCTTGGAGTTGCGAATGGCATTTCATTGATTAGCGCACCATCAGGAGTGACAGGATATAACCAAGTCCTACAGGTACAGGGATATCGATATGGTTGGACTGGAGAAGGAGTTACTCTTGGTTGGAAAACCATTCCGATATTGACCGAACTGACAGGTCCACTCTATATTCAGAATTCATCGGGAACAATCCTTTCTGTCACTGGCACTGTTGCCTTCTCAAACACAAGCATTGCGGTAACGAACACTGGACTTACAAATCTTAACGATACCATAACTGGAAGCGGAACAGATAAAGCAGTCAGGATGACAGCCGACAGCACTCTCAGTGGATCCCTGACAAACACGGCAAATGCATTGTCTGGCTTGTGTGGTGCAGTGAAGACACTGAGTGATGTATTCGTAAATACTGGTGGAAACAATGTCATTGCTGAAGTTAGTGGTTCAAAGTCACTCAGAGTAAGTGTTGTTGATGTTACTCAACCATCGTCAGTAACCGCAGGAAGAGTCGGACTCACCACCACCGAAGGAGTACAACTTGGATCATTTGCGCTTGAGAGCGGAGTGAACCTGAGAAGCGATCTTCGTAACACAACTCAGACGATATTCGTCTCCAATACTGCCACTGGTGCATCGGGTGGGCTAGGATTCCCCCTGTACAACGGAGATCAGATATTCATAGAGACCGACAACCTCAGCAAGATATTCGTTGCATCAAATCCCGCAGGTGCAACCCTGTACTACATCGGATCCTAAATGCCCAGTGTATTCGTAAACAGGAACGGAAGACAGAACCGAAGGGACATAAGATCCCTACAACCTCCTCCAAGCCCACCAACAGGTGCATTGAAGGAACTGATACTTGTTCCTTCATTCGATACATTCATCTTTCATCAAGTGGCGGGTGCATGCGGAGGAGATCGGTGGAGCAGCATAGTCCCATCTGCATCTACTCCAAGCACATCCACGGAGATTCCAATCGGTCTGTTCAATCCATGGAATGATGGAAACGATGCACCAAATGGAACAACACAGGCACCAAGGACTCCAACAAGGGGAATACTTGGTTTCAACCTCGCAGGAATTTCAGTTGGTTCAAACATACTTGATGCCCAACTGAAGTTCACCGTGAGTAGGCATGCAAACTGGATCGACAATCCAAATGCACCGTGATATCGACATTTCCCCTACCAAGAAGATAGAACGAAAGTGAGATAGAAACAATGGCTCAGGCACAGACATTCTTCACAAACGAGGTGACATGGGAAGGCATGACATGGACATTTCAGAATCCCGTGTCATGGGGATACTTCATCAACGGACAACCATTCGTTCTTGCACAGCCTGGTACAGGAGTGACTCTAGTAAGCGTTGAGCCTGGTCCTCAATTCATCCCCTATCAGCAGATTCGTGGAAAAACAAGTGCTTCATCAGCGACTGTCAGGGTGGTGGATGCATATGGCTATGATTTGAGCGGATCAACTACTTTAAACTACGGTGTCATGTGGAATCAACCAGGAAATACCCACGGAACATTCATCAATGGGCAATATCTCAATGTTTTTCCACAGGTTCAATCTTCTCCAGGAACTACTAGTGCTATTGAAAGCAATGCAGAGATTGGTGGAGACGGACCCGCGTTTAAGCCAG